GGACAGGTTTTTTGAGGGAATTACAAAAAGAGAATATTACTTTTTTAAAAAGTACACAAAATTTCCTACAAGGAATGTTTAATTATGCATCCTCTTATAAAGCAGTTTGTTGTATTAATTATACAATTTATTTATGGCAAAAAATATATCCAAATTCCACTTTGATGGTTGAACATATGGAACATTCTGATGATTATGTATTAATTATTTTATATGAGAACAAAATAGAATTAGAGAAATTTAGAGTTCTACAAAAAATTATAATGAGAGCACACGGGTATAATGATAGTGATAGGAAAACAAGTTGTCAACCCTTTTTACTGGAATTTGTTTCACAGATGTCTTTTAATGGTGTAATGCTATACCCCCAAATAAAAAAATCAAAGGAAGTTAATTTATCTTTGCCATGTGTTGGTTATAAACAAGATATTGAAGCAGCTTTATCTAGAGTTGGGGAATGTGCAAGAGTGGGTTGTAATCAAAGTTTTCTATATTTCTTTCAAAGACTTCATATGTATCGGGTGGCAGATGCTTATTCAATTTTACCAGGGGGAATTAATTCTTATTCTAGAACCTATAAGGATTTACTAAATGATCCAATTGAACTATTTGGGATTCCAGATGTTTTACCATTATTTTCTTTGTATTGTAGAGGCAATGGTAACAATTACAGATTATACAAATATGGGGATAATAAATTAAAATATTGTATAAGAAATTTATATTTGATATCTAAAGATAATCTAAATAGGGAAGATACATTAATAGAAAATCATGAATATGAATATTCTTTACAGTCACCTAGATTTCTTTATGAGGTTTATAATAAAACAATGCAGAAATTCAGATTTCAGTTAGACATAACACCCGAAGAAGTTGTTAAGTTTTGGGAAAATAATTTAACATATAAATTGCTAAAGCCAAGACATTGTGCAAAATTAATTCCTTGGATAAAATGTATGTATTATAATAGAACTTTCTTAGAAGCATATACCAAAGTGAATAGGACGATGATGACAATGAGATTATCAAGATTTGTGAAAAATAAAATTGTTAAACCATATATGTGTTATTCAGATTATTCTGATTCCCCAAATATTGTTGAAAAAAGGGCAATGACAATGAGAGATTATTATTTTGAAATAAAAAATATGGCTATTCCCAAAGTCAAATTAGTTCTAGCGGATGAAAACATGTTAAATAAAATAATCACAAAGTGTGACCCAACATACGGGATTATATATTCCATTTTAGAGAGGATTCAAATTGTTGGTGTAAAAAGAGAAAAGACAAGATCAGTTCAAGTAGCTATAAAAACACCAAATAAATTAAGGACAATAAATATAATAAACTCACCAAGTGTGCTGTTGCAATATATGTATAATAAGGAGAATTTTATGGCTGATAATAGAATACTTATTTCAAGAGAGTCTTTAGAAAAGGATCTTACTGAATTAAAAAATAGGATACCAAAAGAACAATTGGAAAATAAAACAACTATGGGTTTATTATCTATTTATAATGATTTAATGATTAGCAAAGAAAGAAGTATTGTGATGTTTGGATACAATAGGCATACCAAATTATTATTAGATTCTGTTATTGATGTTTATTCAAATAACTTTTTGCCTGGTTATGTTTTAAATATATATATGACCAATGTCTTGACCGTTAGAGACCCTGTCAATAATGATATTTTGTATACAAAAGGTGAAAGATTAACTAAAGATTTTTATAGACAATGTATTGATAACATTTGTTTAATTTATGTTTGGTTGAAAAAATATTGTCATTATGATCATTCTCAAATTAAAACAATTATGGAGAAAATTTTGTTTAGATTGGAGACTATCGGTACAATTGATTATTTAAACTATATAAAAATATTGAAAATGGTGTCTCAAGATCATATGAAACAATATAATTATACTTTAGATGATAAAAAAATAGTGGCATATTTAAAAGTTGTTTTTTTAAATGATTATGAATCTTTGGATGAATTAACAAACACCGTTTATTCTTTTACTTACAAATATATTATCATGGATAAATTATATGCCGGAGAATATCGTGGAAAAACTCTCGTTAATTATACCTATTTTAATACTTCGATTGAAGCTTATTATGAACGGGATTTTTTTAAGATGCCAGTTTTA